TTCTATCATCACCTAATAATCTAAAGTGAGCGATTTCCCATGCTTGAAATTCCAAATCTTTGTTCTTCCATTGGAAACGTAATTCTCTTGATGGAACTTTTAAATCTCTATTTTGTGTTGTGGTCTTACCCGCAGCACCTTCAATTCTTTCAATTTCAATATTTGGTAATTGTTGACATCCGATGATACCTTTTTCGGGATCTAACTTTAAATAAACAAAGTTGTCACCATACTTACAAACACCTCTAGTCCACATTTGTAAGTTAGTATTAACGTCTAATCTATTATTAAACAAGTCTTCTAATATTTCTTTAATTCTATCTGATTCAGAATAGATCGTTAAAATTTGACCCTTTTCAGACATTGTAGTGGATTCTTCTGCATATATGTCTAACGCCGCAGATATTTCAGGAGTAAACTCCATCGCCTCATAATCGTAATAAGCGGCTAATCTATTTGGTTCATAATAAACCGATTGATTATAGAGAGATTGATCTAATTTAGTCCATTTATCGGCGATGTATTGACTCTGTTGAGCCTGTAACATTGCCTTATCATAATCTTCTTTGTTATCTGTTTTTAATAGTTCATCTTTACTGAAATTAAATGAAGGTGCCTGTGTTACCTGAGGTTTCCCTGGATACCCAAACATCTTTGTTAATTTCTGAAATACAGTTAAATTTTGATTTGCCATTCTATATAAATACTTTTCTTTATAATATAAACTAAAATAATGATAAACTAAACATTATCTACGTTTACCAAATAACCAAGAATTCTCTTGATATGTTTGTTTACTGACATTCATATTATTATCTCGATAATATAAATTATTATTATCCGTTCCCATTGAACCTATCTGATCAAATGCGGTACCATATGAATAGAATGATTTACTTGTCTCATATGATCTTTCACTCATAGTCCAAGAATCTAACATTGCTTTGTTCGCATTTTCGTTCTTTTGTAATAAATTAAATGATACATCCGCAGCATATAAAGCCATTGACATACCCATAATAGCATCGTCGTGAGTTCCTTTCATGTGATCAGGTCTACCGTTCATATAAACAAACGTATTAAGTTCGTTTAATAATCTTGCAGATCTAACAATAAAGCCCTTTCTAAGTTGTTCTTCAAATGCAGCAACAATTTGAGTTCTTTTGTTATTAAAGTTAAGACCTGGTATTTTTTCCATTGCCTTAGCGTTGTAGTCCCAAATGTTTTGAGTATTAACACCCTCAACGTATACGTTTTTATAATTTAACTCAGTTAATTTTCTTGATGTTGCAACTCCCATTCCACCTGTAATATCCGTTACAATAAACGCATTACCATATAATATAGCCCATTTGTATGCGACTGCAGCTAAGTCATCGGGAGGTATTTTACCAATATATTCTGCAACCTGTTCCCTATCATCAAAATCAATAATTGATATCGCTGAAAAATCCTCACTATCTCCTCTACTAACATCCACACCCATAATATAACGATGACCAATGATTGGTTCTTTCCATTGCCAAAAGGTAGCCTGCATGTATTTCTCAATCGGTTCTCTAATCATGTTTTTAGCAATATTCTCTTGAATATCGCCAGGGATAACACCATCTCCTGAACCTAAGAAATCACATTCCAACTCCTGAGCAATTTTACGTCTATCGTATTTAAATTTCTTAGACATTGACTCAAACCAAGATGAAAATGGTTTATAACCATCTTCTAATAATTTTTTATATTCTTTTAAATCAAAATCATATATTATAACCTCTTCATCGTTATACTGTTCTCTGTTTAACATGTAATGACAAATGTCCTGACACTTAACCCAACGTAAATCTTTGGTATAACGAGGGTCTTTAAACCATCTTAAATCGGTTATATGGAAATCATTGATTCCACGTAATGCTTGGTCATAAACACCGTAATAGATGGGATCATAACCATTTGGTGTGGAGATAAGAATAATCTTACCACCCGTAGATAGGGACGCCATAGATGCCGCCCAAAAATCATCACCCGCTTCAATATAGGCCGCCTCATCAAATACAAGTATGGTAGGTGTATAACCACGAAGGGCATCCGCTGAAGTTGCAACCGCCTTAACCTCACAACCATTATTTAATCTAAATCTACTCTCTGAGTTTTTATCAGGTGAGAACCCAACATTTAACCATTCAGGCCATTGTTCCAAGAAATGTCTAACCTTATTAGCCATCTCCACCGCAGTATCACGTTTGTTCGCAATAAGTAGAACTCTCTCAGGATTATCTGGTTTTGCTAATTGTAATTTTTTTGATAACCATGCAGCTGTTACTGTTGTAACACCGGCTTGTCTATATTTTCTTGTAATGTTTTCGTTGTAATCTTCGTAGTCGTTAATTAACTGAATTTGATCTTCAAACAAATCCATTGGGACAAACTTCTTCTGTGTATTATCAAATGTTTGTAAATACGTTCTAAGTGCATATGGAGTATCTTTTATAATCTTTGCATACTCAATTAATTGTTCCGTTCTGGTATTCATATATGTATAAATACAAAAAAAGGTGGTTATTGTAAACCACCTTTGTATTATTTCGTAGGTCTGTCTAACCCTAACTCGTCAAATAGACTGTCATCGTCATCTTCTTCATCATTACCACCACTTGGTAAATCAACACCTAAATTATTTAAAAAACCCTTTAATTCATCGTTATCTGTTTCATCACTAATACCCGTTAAGTCCTCGTCAAATTCCGCCATCGTTTGTTCGTAATCGTAATTATTAATATCCTCTTCAATTGCACGAACCAATGTTTCCATTAAACGATTTCCATTCTCAGAATTAGAAACTATTTCTTTCATGAATACCAAAAACTCCTTTGCTGGTTTTTTGAATATATGTTGAAATACCATTAATTGGATAATTCCTTTTGTTTCATCCGTTAATACATCTTCAGGGAATTTAGATCTAATTCTATCCCAAATTGCAGGTCCTAAACGTAAATCCCACATTTCTTTTTCTAATGTATCTTCACTTTCTTCAATGGCGGTAAAATCTTCTTCATTACCTTCTTCGTCTCTATTTCTACCATGTAAAGCTACTAACTCTAAAGTACCTTTAATTAATTCATGAATTAAAACTGGAAAGTTTACTGCTCTTGCTTTAACTGTTGGTGGGTCTGTTTGTCTGTCAACATCTTCTCTACCTGCAATTGCACCAGCTTGTCCCATTGCTTTCATTGTTTCATCAGGTAATTGCCAATATAATGCGTCATTTACTGACATCATAATACCGTACAAACCGATAATTCTATCATCACCAACAATTTGTCTAACTCTATCTTCAACATAATGATACATGTAATGACCTCTTTTAGAAGCACCTTGTATAATTGTATTAATAAATCTTCTTTTTGCTTTTTCTAAGTCAAGTTTCTCTAAATCATTAACGATTTCAATTTCATTACCAAAATTCATTTCCTCTTCACCACCCTCTTCTTCACCACCTTGTTCTTCCTCATCATGATTAAAATCTTCTGGATTAAATTCACCCATACCGATAATTCTAGCATCATACTGAACCGATCCGTCCGGTACTCCTAATTCTTTTTTAACTAAATCTACCGCTAAAACTTCTAATTCTCTTCTATGGTTTTGTTCAAATTGTAAAATTTGATTATGAGCGCTCATCATTTGTTGCATCAATGGAGTCATACCCTGCATACCACTTACAGTGACATTAGTGCCAGTATATTGTCTCATTTTATCAACAACTTGTTTATATCTTTCTGAAGCTAAAAGTTCTTGGAAATTCTTATTAGGTTCTTCACCTGTTTTAGGGAAAGGTATTTTTTGCAATGGAGTTTCCCCCGCCGCTAACTTATCTTGTACCCCTTGGTCAGGTCTATCCTGACTGTCAAAATCCATTGGCATTTCATTCAAATTTTCTTCTATTAAAGATAAGAATTTTTTCTTAGAAAATTGCATTTTAATTACTTTTTTTTCTCCTCAGCTATTTTCGCTTTTGGTTTAGTGTTTGGTCCAGGTCCAGGTTGAAAAGGGGTTTTTCTTGGATCTTCTCTTCTTGTTGGAGTTGGTCTTGTACCAGGTTTAGTTGATGGTGCTGGTTTTGAAGGTGCAGTTTTTGGTTCCGCACTTACAATAGCATCATATGACATAAACTCAGGAATACCGTTGTGTCCTTTTTTAACTTTAGGACCGAATTGGTGGGTCATTGTTTCAGACTCATTAAGTTTAGATTGGATAAGTTCCATAATTTCGTTTTTAGACGTAAAGCTATGAAATTCTTTGTTCTCTACCAAACCTTTAACCCAATTTTTTACTTCTTTAACATCTACCTTTTTACACTTACATTTAGATTCTACCTTTCCACACTCATCACATTTTTTAACATTTTTAAGTTGTGGGAAATCTTCTTTAGATTTCTCTAATGCTTTTTCACTTCTTTCATTGTGATAATCACCCTCTTTCTCTTCTTCTTTCTTTTTATGACCGTTAAAGTTTGGTGAAGGTTGTTTCCCTACTGCGAATCCTTTTTTCTTTTTTTCTTTAGATTCATTGTCTTTTTTCCAACTGTTGACAAAATCTTCATGTGCTTTATCAATTTCGTGATTCTCAGGTTCTCTACCTAAATCTTTACTTAATTTATCTTTAATTACACCAAGCATAAGACCATTTAATGATTCATCAACTTCACCCTCTTCAGTTTCACCTTCTTCTTTTTTCTTAGGAGTAGATTTCTTTTTAGGAGAACTTGGTTTTTTAGGTGATCCACCAAATACAGATGAACTACTTGATTTTGAACCTTTTACAGTTAAACCCATATCAACCTCATTTATATCAACAGTCGTTGATTTATAATCTGGATTACTGATTTTTTTAGATTTTGGAAAATTTACATTTTTTTCACCTTTACTCATAGAACCAATAGATTTTTTCAAACCGTCTAAATCACTATAAACTAAACGTTCTTTATCGTTTTGATTTTTTGAACCTTCTTTTCTCGGATGTCCGTAAACTTTTTCATTACCTTTTGAGAAAACATCTATTTCATGACCACCATGTTTGATGGTCTCTCCTTTTTTATGTTTTCCACCGAATATACCTTCTTTAACTTCACCTTTCTTCTCTTTATTTAAAATTGCAAAATCATCAGAATCGATTTTACCATTATGGTTTTTATCAATTTTCTTTTGATTCCCTTTCAAAGTTTCTTTAACCTCAACAGTTTTATTTGGATCATTTGCCAATTTCTGAATTTCAGGATTGGATGCCATAGCTTGTGTAGTTGTTACAATTCTTTCTGATAAATCGTTAAGTTGTTTATCGGTAAAGTTCACCAATGTCTTTTCAGAAAACCCTTCTTTTAAAAGTCTTCCAATTAATTCTGTTCTTTTCATGATTCCTTAATTTTTATTTCTTCTTTTAAGAGAACGTATCCTCTTGATTTTAGTTTTTTTGTTACGTTTTCAATTGGTTCCGCAAACTTAAACGTTAGTCTTTGTTCTGTATTATCAAAATCAAACTTTTCCCAAGCCAACGAAATTACACCATCTACAGCATCAATAACTCCGAAATAATCGGAGTTTTGAATAAGTTCTAATTGTAAATCTGTGTCTTTCAATAAACCAACTACATCAACATATTCGATGTCAGGCGATTTAGACCGTTGGCAAGCCGAAGCAGGAATAACGAACCAATCACCCATATCAATTTCAGTGGTCTCACTGAATACAAATTCGTATTGTTTTTGACCTTTGTAATCTGACCCAATTTCATTGACATATATTAGATGCATTTTTATTTAAAATATTTGCTTAATGTCGACCCAATTGCATTATTAATTTCGTTCTTCATCCCCTCTAAATCCAATTCTTGAATGTCATCTTCTGTATCAATACCATCTTCTTCTTTAATTGCATATTTTGATAAATCAACTTCACCTGTTTCGACTGGAGCGTTAACAAACTCTTCTAAAGCTTTCATTGAATCGTATTCGTTCATCTCAACCTCAGGTTCCGCCGATGGTTCACCTGATGGAATTTCACCTGTTGGTTCTTCAGAACCCATTCCACCTTCTTCTTCCTCTCTTTCAAATTTCTTAGCAATGTCTTCAATATCTTCATCAGATAATTTATCTAAATCAACTGCAGAAATGATCATGTTTAAAATGTATTTGATATCATCACTTTCCATTCTATCATGTAAGTCTCTTAATTCTTGACCTAATTTACCAGCGTATTTTTGAGCTTCAGCCATGTAAGATGATCTCTTACCAGCATCTTCATCTTCGCCACCTTCAGCAGGAGGAGCGTCTGAAGGTGCATCCATTGGAGCTTCACCTTCAGGAGATGGGGGAGGAACGTCACCTGATGCATCAGCCGCAGGTGCTGGAGGTAAATCCATCGGTGCTTCAGGCATTGGAGCCTCTTGTTGAGGTTTGTTTTGCTTTAACACATATTTCGTTGCTTCCTGTAATTCCTCTTGTCCTTGCAACAACTCAAGTCGTTTGAACGCTTCGGCATACGAAGAGAACTTATTCTTGTTCTTCATGAACATCCCACCGATATAATCGAGTGATGATTCATTTAATCCTCTCTTTACATAGTAACCGTCTTTTTCTTTAACGACACCATATACACCCCCGTTTTTAGATTCTTTCACTAATTCGGGTTTACTCGAAGAACGACTATTATTTTTATTGTTGTTGAAGTATGTTAATTCGAGAATTCTTTTTAACTTGTCATTCCCGTTTAATTTTTCACTTCCCAGTGGTTTTAATTCTGCCATTTTATAAAATTGTTAAGATATACTTATTCTTATCCTATAAATACATAGATATATAGAAAAATTAGGTATAATTATTGCGTTATGGACAATTTCTTATCCGTTAATTGTGTTTTTAGTCTTAAAAGTTTTTGGATGTATCCGTTTCTCCTTAATAATTTGAATGTAAGATTTTCATAGGAATATTCCCCTCCAGATTCTAAACCACTCTGTCTAAACTCTTTTATCTTCTTTCTAAGATCTTCAAGTTGATCAATAGTGATATCTTTTGGGGTTTGTATTAAACGATCTATCTTTTTACCAAATTCTTCTCCCTTCTCTAAAATTTTTCTATCGTCAATGTTTGGTTTATCTTTTTTAGGTTCTAATACCCATTTATTGTGTAATATTGAATAAACACCTGAAGATATGTGCTCCTCGTTAACATCCTGAACGTATATCTCAACGTCGTATCCCTTAATTTTTATTTCATGTTTTTCATTCCAAACATTCTTTTTAGCATCAAAAAATTCTTTCATTATTGAATGTAATGCAATTGAATCTTTTTTACTATCCTTATCTAATTCATCAAAATCTATTAAAATGTGTAAATCAACATCGGAGTATTGTGACCAATTATAGTTCGCCAAAGATCCAGTGAGAACTACATCATGTATAAAAAACTCAAATCCCAAACTTTCAATAAAGTCATTCGATATTTCAAGAAGTCTTTTTTTAATTTCATCACGCATAACAAAATGACCCTTTCTCTCCTCAAAAATTTGATCAGATAAGGTTTCTTTTGTCTCGAAAGATTTTACAATTTGTTTGTCTTTCTTTTTTCCCTCAATAAGTTCTTCAAATAAACTCATCCTTTTTTAGTGTAGTTATGTGCTTTAGCGATATTTTCGTTAAAGTATTTTCCTTGGGATTCAGATAACCTAAATTTGGTGAACTTAGACCAAGGAACTTTATTATACTCATAAATACTTCCGTTATTGAATATAACGGTCAAGTCTTCTGTTTCCGTATGGTAAGAGACTTCTTTAAGATTGGATGATTGGACAACGACAGTAATAAGTTTACCATCAATTTTTTCTGATATTATTCCCATATTATATTGTTTATATATTATAGATAATAAATATCAAAAAATAAACCCCTCATTTAGAGGGGTTTAAGTTAGTTAGATACTTTTAACTTTTCTCGTCTTAAACTGACTCACAATGTTCTCGTTTAAGAACTTACCTTGTGATTTAGCCAATCTAAACTTTGTAAAAGTTGTAGACGGAACGTTTTGGTACTCATAAGATTTACCTGTTGTAAAGGTAACTCTTAAATTTTCTTTTAAAGTGTCGTAAGACGCGGCCTTTAAACTAGTGGAAGAGATTGATACGGTGATCATCTTTCCGTTGATTTTTTCTTTTTTTACTGACATGGTGTTAAATTTTATATTATAAATCTACACAAATATATCCATAAAAAAAAATTTTAGAGGAAATATTTTAATTCAATGAAATCAATCTTTCTAAACTTTTCTTCTTATCAATTGGTAATGAAAGAGTTAGAACCCCATTTTCTACTTTTCCTTCG